GGTTTGTTTCAGTTATTAAAAATAAAGTGTTGTAAATATATCACACATTAAAATTATTTTACTTGCCTTTAAAATTATACTTGAACTATAAGAATAAGTATGATTTAAAGGGATATGAAAGCGAGGAAATATGAGTAAAACTAAATATGTAGTGGCATTATCTAACGGAGAAAAACAAAAGATAATAAATAGAAGAAGAACAATTAGAGATTATAATTTTGTAAGTTTTCAAATTGATAATCTTGATAAATACGATGGAGAAGAACCAAGAGTAACAATTCATTATTACGGAAAAAAACCAGATGGTTATCCTAATGGTGCTTTTGTTAAATGTGGTGCTGAAAGGTGTTATGTGTCTAAAACATTTCAATTAATTGGAGCAATAGACACAAAAGTAATATCAATTTTATTTTCAGCTTTTCCAAAAGAGATACTCCCAATCTTGAAAAATAAATTTAAGATTAACTATTTAGATGGAAGGTGTGTATGAATAAAGAAATAATACTCGAAAAAAGAAATGTTTATGGCAATGATTTAATATATCCAAGTTGCCATATTGCCAATGCTTTGATTAAATTAAAAGATAAAAAGACATTTAATAAAAGTGATTTAGAAGTTTTTAAATCTTTAGGTTTAATTGTTACATGGAAGGCAGGGAAAATATGAGCAATAAAAATATACGTATAATGCAAGTTGTTGCGGTTTTAATGCTTAACAATGCCTTTATATTGTTAGCGGTTGCGGATATTGATTTTCTGAAAATTGCTTTATATGGTGGCTGGGCTTTGATTGTTATAGCTGGAATTTATCTAGCTAGAGCAACGGAAGAAATGGTTAATGATTTCAATGCTAGATACCAAGAGCAAGAAAGTAGACGTAGATGATACGTAGCACATACAATAAAATCGAGGGCTTAAAAAAAGCAATCGAGATAGTTAAAAGCACTATTGATGTTGAGGCGTTTTGTAATCATCAAAGTACAACACCAGAATACTTTACAGATGTTACAATTACAAAAACTGTAAGAGCTATTCAAAAAGAAATAGACAGGCTTGAAACTATTCAACAAGATCAGGCAAACATTCAACGTGTTGATAATCAAATAACAAAGTAAGTAATTAACTTATGACCACGGGCCAAGCTACTTGGCTCGTGGTTTTTTTCCGCTTGTGCATTCGCGTGTAGGTTGCACGCGAATTCCACCGTTAGTATCTCGATAGAGATACTAACACAAGATTAGAGTTCGAAGATCTATATATTGTTATTTAGTATGTATATAAAAGAATTATTATTGTTAGTCTATATTGTCGGATTTGGACGGTTAAAGCCCCTAAAACCATTATGGGATATGCCCTTGATTATTGTCGTAATACGGAATAAATTAAAAAAATTCATATTGAAACGGAAAAAAAATTTTAAAAAAAAATTTTCAAATGCAAATAAACCTAGAAAAAATTAAAAAATTGCCACCGGATGTCAAAAAAGACTTCTTTAAGATGTATCTTAAATATTCGGAAAAAAAGCAGCAGGAGACGATCCGAAAGGACTTTCTATCCTTCGTTAAGTATATTTGGCCTGATTTTATCCAGGGATACCACCATAAAATTGTTGCCGAGAAATTCAACGATATGGCGGAAGGCAAGCTTAAGCGATTGATCGTCAACATGCCGCCAAGGCACACGAAATCAGAATTCGCCTCATCTTTGCTTCCGGCCTGGATGATTGGCAGAAACCCTAAATTGAAAATTATCATGACCACCCACACTGGGGAACTGGCAGTACGCTTTGGCCGTAAAGCCAAGCACCTTATTGATTCTCCAGAGTATCAGAAATTCTTTAGCACGCGGCTACAGGAAGACAGTAAAGCGGCCGGAAGATGGGAAACGGCGCAAGGTGGAGAGTACTTTGCCGCTGGTGTGGGTGGAGCGATTACCGGACGGGGCGCGGACTTATTGATTATAGATGATCCACACTCCGAGCAAGATGCTATGAACTTAACCGCTCTGGAGCGAGCTTACGAGTGGTACACCTCTGGACCACGGCAACGTTTGCAACCGGGTGGAAAAATTGTTTGCGTGATGACACGTTGGAACACTAAAGATTTGACAGGCATGCTTATGCAGTCGCAAAAAGAAGCAAAGGCTGATCAATGGGAACTCGTCGAGTTTCCGGCGGTGATGCCGAGTGGTAAGCCAGTATGGCCGGAATACTGGAAGTTGGACGAACTAGAAACCGTTAAAGCTTCCTTATCACTTGGCAAATGGAATGCACAGTGGATGCAGAACCCAACATCCGAAGAAGGTGCAATCATCAAACGAGAATGGTGGAAGAAATGGGATCATGATTTTATGCCAAAGTTAGAGCATATCATCCAGTCCTATGATACTGCCTTCATGAAAAAGGAAACCGCGGATTTTTCTGCGATTACGACTTGGGGCGTGTTCCGCGAATCGGAAGACTTGCCTCCTAGTCTTATTCTCGTCGATGCCATTAAAGGCCGCTACGAGTTCCCTGCCTTACGAAGAAAGGCTCTGGAACAATATAAATACTGGCAACCGGAGACGGTTTTAATAGAAGCCAAAGCTTCAGGACTGCCACTCACCTACGAATTAAGAAATATGGGCATCCCCGTTGTTAACTTTACACCGAGCAAAGGAAATGATAAGCATACAAGAGTAAACTCGGTCGCACCGCTATTTGAAAGCGGGACCATATGGGCGCCCACTCACAAAGGGTTTGCACAGGAAGTCATTGAGGAATGCGCAGCATTCCCTTATGGCGATCACGATGACTTAGTAGATTCCATGACGCAAGCAGTCATGCGCTTCAGGCAAGGCGGACTAATACCGCATCCTGAAGACTATAAGGAAGAGAAAATTATTAGGGGGAAACAGGTGTATTATTAATGGCAGGCATAGAAGATTTATTAACAACTGAAAATATAGAAAGTTCTTTAAATTTTTTAAAAGACAATCAAAAAATTGTTAGAAAGATAACAGATAAAAATATACTTCCTTCTTCTTATAATTTATTTTTAAGATCTTTATCGGGAATAAATGACCCTATAGATGAGTCTTTTTTTAAAGAATCAGAATTAGAAGAACTTAGAAAAAAAATAGCAAGAACTGAAATTGCAGTAGAATCTAATGATAAAAGTTATTGGCAAGCACCCAATACTATTTCATATTATGGGGGAGACATGACTGGGCTAAGAGCATTATTTAATCCTGAAGCAAATATGGAGATGACAATTGGATCTGCTACATATGATAAAGACAAAGAAGGTACATATACTTTAAAAGATAGATATAATTTTAACAATAAACATGCAGCTATATTTGAACAAGAAGAAATTAAAGATCTTACAGACAAGGAAATACTACAAAAAACAATAGATCTTTATAAAAATAAAGAAGTACCTTTAGCTGCGGTTGCAAGAGTTCTAGGAGGAATTAATTTATCAGGTGGTCCTAAGGATCAAAAAGGTACTGATATAAATTTAAACTTGGGAAAAATTACAAGTCAAGACAAACAAAATATAGTGGACCAAGAAATAAAAGATATGAATTACAAAAAACGAATAAAAGAATTTTATAATATGGCGGAAGACTTAGACAATTTTGAAAAAGATCCAGAGTCGGGTAGTAAAGAATTAAAAAAAAGATTTAAAGTTTCAAAATTACTAGATTCAGAAGGTGATTTAACTCTTTCTGAATTTGTGCAACAGCAGAAAGAATATCCTTTAGAAGAAATTCAAAAAATTATAAGTAGTTCAAATAGTATGTTTGGTAGTTATAGTCCATACGAAGAAGTAGGTTCTTTTTTTAAAGGTGGTTTAGTAGATAAGCCTTTACCAGGAAGAAGTAGAGACATATAATGACCAAAAAACTAACTACAACCGTACCTCCCAAGCAAGGTCCCGTGTCACAAGGCTTGAATATTAAATATAAAAAGGTTAAAACCCTATTGGAGAATAAATGGCAGAGATTGACAAAACGTTACCCAACGTTAAACAAACAGTAAATATACCTGGACCCGAAGAAATTGAAATTGCCGAGCAGGAAGAATTAGCTCAGCAGCAGGAAGCAGGTCAACCCGTTGAAACAACGGAAAACGAAGACGGCAGCGTCGATATAAATTTCGATCCGCGAGCCGTGAACCCCGGACAGGACGAAGGACACTTCGCCAACCTTGCAGAATTATTACCCGACAACGTCATCGATCCATTAGGCTCTAAGCTCTATACCGATTATTCAGATTATAAAATGTCCAGACGCGACTGGGAAAAAGCCTACACCAGTGGCCTGGATCTTTTAGGATTCAACTATGAAGACCGTAGCGAACCTTTCAAAGGGGCTAGCGGTGCCTCGCACCCCGTGCTCGCGGAAGCAGTCACGCAATTCCAGTCTCTGGCTTATAAAGAATTGCTCCCGGCTCAAGGACCGGTACGAACGCAGATCATAGGCCTTCAGTCTCCCGACAAAGAGCAGCAGGCGATCCGGGTTAAAGAATATATGAATTATCAAATTTGCAGCGTCATGAAAGAATACGAAGCCGAATTCGACCAGATGCTGTTTTACCTGCCCCTGGCAGGATCGGCTTTTAAAAAAATTTACTACGATGAAATTATGCAGCGGGCGGTATCCAAATTCGTGCCCGCCGACGATTTAGTGGTCCCGTATACGGCTACCTCATTAGACGATGCGGAAACCATTGTTCATGTTGTTCGTATGTCAGAAAACGAACTAAGAAAACAACAAGTAGGAGGATTCTATCGAGACATCGAGGTGAATCCTTCTTACGTGAATGAATCCGAACTGGAACAAAAGGAGCGAGGACTGGAAGGCGCGAACAAGGGACGCGACGACCGTATGTTCACCTTGCTCGAATGCCACGTTAACTTGGACTTGGAAGGTTTTGAAGACGCTTCTCCGGAAGGAGAACCGACAGGCATTAAGTTGCCTTACATCGTTACCTTGGAAGAAGGCACAAGAAAAATACTGTCCATTCGAAGAAATTACGAAGCAGGGGATGCTAAGAAAACTAAAATTCAATACTTCGTGCATTTTAAATTTTTACCGGGCTTGGGTTTTTATGGCTTTGGCCTGATTCACATGATCGGCGGCTTGTCGAGAACGGCAACGGCGGCCTTACGACAGCTCTTGGATGCAGGCACACTATCCAATTTGCCGGCAGGATTTAAAATGCGCGGCATCAAGATGAGAGATGAAGCGCAAGCGCTTCAACCTGGAGAATTCAGGGATGTCGATGCGCCCGGAGGAAATTTAAGAGATGCATTCATGACGCTTCCCTTCAAGGAACCGTCAGCAACGTTATTACAGTTAATGGGGGTCGTGGTTCAGGCAGGACAACGATTCGCTTCTATAGCGGACCTGCAGGTAGGCGATGGGAATCAACAGGCGGCAGTGGGCACGACCGTAGCTCTGTTAGAAAGAGGCTCACGAACCATGTCAGCCATACACAAAAGAATTTATGCAGCCATGAAAAGAGAATTCATGTTGCTTGCAAGAGTATTCAAACTTTATCTACCTCCCGTATATCCATACGACGTTGTCGGAGGCCAAAAGCAAATTATGCAAACGGACTTCGATGACCGAGTAGATATTATGCCAGTTGCAGATCCTAACATTTTCAGTCAAACTCAGCGTATCTCCCTCGCGCAAACGGAACTGCAATTGGCAACCTCCAATCCGCAGCTTCATAACCAGTACGAAGTCTATCGGAACATGTACGAAGCCCTGGGTGTCAAAGACATTGACTTAATTTTAAAAAAACCGCCGAGACCGGTGCCAAAAGATCCAGCACTCGAGCACATTGATGCTTTGGGGAGTCTGCCTTTCCAAGCGTTTCCTGGTCAGGACCATAGAGCGCATATTACAGCGCACTTAAGTTTCTTGGCAACCAATATGATTCGAAATGCACCGATGGTGGGAGCAGCCATTGAAAAAAATTGCCTGGAGCACATTAGTTTAATGGCGCAAGAACAAATAGAATTAGAATTTAGAGACGAGCTGCCTCAGTTGATGCAAATGCAACAACAGGCACAACAAAATCCACAAATGCAACAACAGGCGATGCAACTGCAACAGAAGATTGAAGCAAGAAAAGCAGTTTTAATTGCTGAAATGATGGAAGAATTTATGAAGGAAGAAAAGCAAATGACATCACAATTTGATCACGATCCAATCGCGAAGTTAAGATCAAGAGAACTTGACATCAGAGCCATCGATAACGAGAAAAAACGTAGAGAAGCGGAACAAAAACTTAATTTAGACCGTATGCGGGCAATGATGAATCAAGAAAACGTTGAAGAAAAGTTGGATCAGAACGAAGACTTAGCTGAATTACGAGCAGAAACGTCTTTAGAGAAACAACGAATGGCTAATGAAGCTAGAGAACGCCTTGCACGAATGAAACCAAGAGGAGGAAACGGTGCCTCTAACCGATAAAGGTCAAAAAATCATGTCTGCAATGAAAAAACAGTATGGTTCCGATAAAGGAGAGAGTGTTTTCTATGCTTCTCGGAATAAAGGTGTTATAACAGGCGTTGAAGGAAGAAAATCAGCTAATAAAGGGGGTCTGATACAAGGATTTCCTAAATTGGCTAAAAAATTATAGGAGGAAAAATGGCTTGGAACTATTTAAAAGCAAAAACAGTCGCTACTCCGGATGCACAGAGAAATAACAAACCTGTGAAGACCGAAAAAGTAGTAAAAGACACAAATCCCGTTAAAACGGGAGCTGTTGGAAAAGCAAGACCCCAAAAACCCGTAACTTGGACGTAATATGTGGTTCGGATTAGCAAAGATGGCTCTGAAAACAGGGAGCCATATTTATCAGAATAGACAACGCACAAAAGCGGCTCTATCGGATGCTGCTTTGCTTCATGCAGAACGCATGGCGCGCGGCGAGGAATCTTACCAAGGCAAACTTTTAGAAGCGCGACAGAATGATCTAAAGGACGAAATCGTCCTCATCATTATTTCGGCGCCCATAATTGTCCTTGCCTGGGGAGTCTTCAGCGACGATCCGGCAATGATGCAGAAGATAGAATTATTCTTTCATCATTTTGGATCTTTGCCCTTGTGGTTTCAAACACTTTGGATTACAGTCGTAGCCAGCATTTTTGGAATAAAGGGAACACAGGTGTTCCGTAATGGAGGATCCAAGAAAAAATAAGGAGAAAAAAATATGAGAAATGACAACAAGCCTTGGAAAAGACAAGGATACAAATCTGGTGGAAGAACTGGAAAACAATTCGGTGGGCCATTAGCTCAACCACTTGTTCGACCAGGTGTTATGCCTGCTAGACCACTTGGATTTAAAAAAGGTTCAAAATCTTCAAACGTCTATAAAAAAGGCGGAAAAGCATAACTGTGTCTAAAAAACAGAAAGAAAAGACACAATTAAAAGCTAGTTACAATTTGGGAGAAATAACACTTCCAAAACCAGAAAAATATATAGGAAAATTTATTAAAGCTGAAGTAGATGGTAAAAAACTTTCTAATCCAAGCTACGTGAAATATTATAAAGATATAGTTTAATGGATCCATTAGCGGTCGTTGCAAAACTACAAAAAATTGTAAGAGATAATCTTCAACGTATTGGGGATACTATGATTAGTGGTGGTATTGACAATATGGAGAAATATCAATATATGTTAGGACAGGCTCGTACTTATCAGTACTTGCTTCAGGAAATCTCTAACCTGCTAAAAGAGAAGGAGCAAAAAGACGATGAAGGAAACATTATTGACTTCGGAAAAGGAAGTCCCAAAGCATAGAAATGCTTTGCAGGAAAAATACAAATTAGAAGAAAAAGAACCTTTAAATCCAGACAATATTCAAAAATCTCAACTCCCCACTCCTAGTGGCTGGAGATTATTGGTGTTGCCTTTTACACCTCGAGAAAAAACTAAAGGTGGGATTCTTATTGCACAGGAGTCTCTAGAAAAACTACGCATCGCTACTAATTGTGGCTATGTGCTTAAAATAGGGCCGTTAGCTTATCACGACCATGATAAATTTCCAACAGGTCCGTGGTGCAAGACCGGAGATTGGATAATCTTTGCCCGTTATGCGGGATCGAGGCTAGCGATCGAAGGTGGTGAAGTACGCATCTTGAATGATGACGAAGTTTTAGGAGTTATTAAAAATCCTGAATCAATACTTCATCATAATTAATCATAGGAGGAACTATGCCAAAAGAAGAAAAAACAATTGATATCGATACATCCGGACCGGGTGTAGATATTGAATTGCCAGAAGACAAAGAAAAGGAGTTAGAAAATGAAGCTATTAAAGACAGTGCTAAGCCCGCTGACACACCTGAGAAATCTAGTGAGCAGCTGGATGTTCGAGATGACTCGGACAGTAAAGACTCGGAACCAAAGAAGGAAGAAGTAGAAGAGAAAAAAGAAGAAGAGAAAGAAGAAGAAGAAAAACCAGAAGAAAAGAAAGAATTAGAAGTCTATAGTGAAGGCGTTAAGAAAAGAATTGCGAAGCTGACTAAGAAATGGCGCGAAGCGGAAAGACAAAGGGAAGCCGCTTTAGATTATGCCAAAGGCGTTCAGGTTGAGCATTCTCAGTTAAGAACTCGATTTTCAAGACTAGAGCCTGATTATGTTAAGGCGCTTGAAAGTAGAGTTATATCTGGAATTGATGCGGCTAAAGCCAAACTTCACACGGCAAGAGAAGCAAACGATATTAATGCTGAAGTTGAAGCACAAAAATCTATTGCTCAACTCGGTATTGAAGAAGCGCGATTGAATGCTCTAAAAGAGCAACAGTCACGAGCTAAAGAAAGAGAAGTAAAAACTCCCTCTTTAGATCAGGCGATTGCACCTCAACCCGTAGACCCTAAAGCAGAAGCATGGGCGGAAAATAATGAATGGTTTGGAAAAGACAATGCCATGACTTATTCCGCTTTTGATTTGCACAAGAAACTAACCGAGGAGGAAGGGTTTGACCCTAAATCCGATGAATATTATGCTGAAGTTGATAAACGAATGCGTCTTGACTTCCCGCATAAATTTGTTAATACTAAGTCTCAGGAATCGACTAAACCAACACAAACAGTAGCATCCGCTACGCGAAGTGTAAAACCAGGTCGCAAAACAGTGAGACTCACATCGTCTCAAGTAGCAATTGCTAAAAAATTAGGTGTGCCACTTGAAGAATATGCGAAACAACTAAGAATCACGAAGGAGGCATAAGCATATGACCAACGAAAAAATAAAAACTTCCCGTGCGAGCCAGAGTAGAGAACAAACAAAACGTAGAACTACATGGACTCCACCATCATCTTTAGATGCACCCCCTGCGCCCGCAGGATTTCATCATAGATGGATAAGAGCCGAAACTATGGGCTTTGATGATACGAAGAACATGGCCGGTAAATTAAGATCAGGATACGAGCTTGTAAGAGCTGATGAATATCCTGGATCTGAATATCCAACTGTGAACGAGGGCAAATACAAGGGGATCATCGGAGTTGGCGGCCTTTTGCTGTCAAGGATACCAGACGAGCTCGTTAAAGCGCGCGATGAGTATTTTAGAAAAATAACTCAGGACAAAGACGAAGCGATTGAAAGCGATCTCATGAAGGATCAGCACCCAAGTATGCCAATCAATGCTGAGAGGCAGACTCGTGTAACCTTCGGTGGTACTAAGAAAGACTAATTTATTAGCGATTCTTACCCAACGAAATTTTATTAACTAAGGAGAAAAACTATGGCAAACAAAGATGCCGCATTTGGTCTAAGACCAATCGGCAAGTTGGGCAGCAATAGAGAAGCAGCAGGAACTACAGAATACGAAATTGCAGCTTGCGCATCCGCTCTTTACCAAAACCACGTTGTTTCAGCGTCCGGTGCTGGTATCGCAGTTGGTGCAGCAAACCAAAGCAGTGCGTTAATGATCGGTTCATTGCAAGGCGTTTTCTTTACTGACGCAACTACTAACAAGCCTACCTTTGCGAATAACTTGGCAGCAAGTAATTCTGCAACGGATATTAAAGGCTTTGTCACAGATGATCCTTTTCAGTTATATGAAGTACAATCAGACAATACTGGTGCCTCCGCTCAAGGAGACATTGGAAATAATGCTGATATTGTAGTAGCGGCAGGTTCTTCGCCGAACTACATTTCTAAAACTGAACTAGGAGACTCTACATTAGCGACGACAGCCGCTAATTTACGGGTTGTGAATTTGTCAGATGATCCAGACAATAGCGATTTAACAGCCGCTAACGTTAACTGGAAAGTTATTATCATCGAACATTTCTACACAACTACAACAGGAGTATAAGGAGGATAAATTATGGCAATATCACGATCACAACTAGTCAAAGAACTAGAGCCAGGTTTAAATGCCTTATTTGGCCTGGAATACAAAAACTATGCTAACGAACATGCTGAAATATTTGATCAAGAAAATTCAGACAGAGCTTTTGAAGAAGAAGTTATGTTATCTGGATTTGCAAATGCTCAAGTAAAAGCAGAAGGAGCTGGTGTTACATTTGATAGCGCTAACGAAACCTTCACTGCTCGTTATACGCATGAAACAATTGCTTTAGCGTTCGCAATCACTGAAGAAGCGGTTGAGGACAACTTGTATGACAGAATTTCATCTCGTTATACAAAAGCACTAGCGCGTTCTATGGCTAATGCTAAACAAGTTAAAGCAGCTAACGTGTTGAATAGAGCGTTTAATTCATCTTACACAGGTGGTGACAGTAAGGAGCTTTTAGCTACTGACCACACTATCGTGTCTGGTACAGAACAAAACGAACTAACTACTGCAGCAGACTTAAACGAAACTTCATTGGAGCAAGCACTGGTTGACATTGCTGCGCTAACTGATGAACGAGGTTTAAAAATTGCAGCTAAAGGAATGAAAATGATTGTTCCTTCTGCGCTACAATTTACTGCTGAAAGATTGATGAAATCTCAAGGTAGAGTTGGTACAGCGGATAATGACATCAATGCTCATAAAAATATGGGCATGATTCCACAAGGTTATGTGGTTAATCATTATCTAACAGATACTGACGCATGGTTCATTAAAACAGACGTACCAAATGGACTAAAACACTTTGTTAGAGCACCAATCAAAACTGCTATGGAAGGCGATTTTGATACTGGTAACGTTAGATACAAAGCTAG